TACAGCATTGTCATGCTGTTTTGATAAATCATCAATTTTCTTGTTATACTTCTCCACGATAGCAAGTTTCATCTGCTCTGTTAGCTCCTTCTGCTGGAGCTCTGCATCACGTTGGGCTACGAGTTGCTGCATCTTTAGTTGATACTCCTGCTCACTACCAGCCTTTACAGAATCAAGCTGCAAGGCGATAAGCTTCTGCCGATTTTCAATATCCTTTTTCAGTTCTTCATCAGAGAGCTTTTGTAAAGCAATAGTTTTCTGTTGCTCAAGAGAAAGAATCTGTTTTCCGATTTCATCTTTGGCACGAGGTGTCAAGTCCTTTTCGGTCTCCAAACGGATTTTCAAGTCTTCAATTTGCCGGCTGTACTCATATTCTATTTCTTGTGTCTGCTTTTCCCGGCTATCTTTAATGAGTTTTAGCATTTCATCTTCAGCCTTACGTATCTCTTGCAGCTCTTTCTTTTTGATTTTTAGAGCTTCGGCCACAGCTTTAGGGTCTACAATTGGCGTTTTCTTTTTATCGGCATCTCCAGTATATGAAGACACCAAGTTAATAGTCTCTTTCCTGGACTCCACAGCCGACAACTGTGCCATGCGATTATTCCATGAAGAAGCAATATCCTTGTTTATGACTGCATTGGAACGGTCTTTACCAATTCCTTGACGCCAGAATGAAGCATCCCGCAGTTCTTTATTGTATTTCTCATTGATGGCAACAGTTTCCTGCAAGTATTCTTCTTCCTGCTTCAGGGATAAGTTCAGCATCTGCAGTCTTTCTTCTTTGGCTTTTTTCATAGCTGCTTCCTCTGAAAGCCCCGCTTTCACATACCGAGCCCGTGCCGCCTCTATCTTGGCATATTCATCTCCGACATTAGCCTCTGCAACATTCTTTCCAAGCTCAACTGCCGCTTTTGTTTCCCGTTCCGTTATATCCTCTACCGATTCAAACAAAGTTCGTACATCTTTAATCAAAGAGGATAAAACGTCATTAACAAAAGTCTCAACCTTAGCCGTCATCTTTTCAAATGAGCTGCCGGTAGCATCAAAAAGCAAAGCGACCTCTTTCGTTAGCTCCGCTTGGGAAGCAAGCAAATCATCTTCCACTTTACCCAATTCCCCGGTCTTACCCTTGACTTCATCCAAATTCACAGAAATATCTTTCAAGGTGCGGATATATTGTAAGCCGGCATCTTCTCCCGGACCGCCAAAGATATCGGCTATTGCGGTTCCAACCACCGCACTGCTTTCCGGTAGTTCATCCAATTTGGCAGATACTTCCTGCATGATTTGAAAAGTAGTCTTTGCTCCTGTCTGCAAATTTTCCTGAACTTGTTTAGAGCTGATACCGATACCATCCAATGCACTGGCCGTTGATGTAGTCATTTCCCGAAGCCGGGTGTTCGCCTCTTTGATAGTATCAATTCCCTTATCAGAGAAAACACCCTGCTTATTGGTTTCTGCAACAATAGCAACAAACTGATCCGCAGATATACCAGCCTCTTTGAAGTACGCCGGATATTCTTTCAAAGCAGATAGAAACTCTCCATTTGCATCCGCCCCGGCAATGAAACCATCTTTGATTACTTTCAACGCTTCATCAGAAGATATGCCAAACTGCTTTTCTACGGAATTAATAGCAGTCAACATATCCCGGAAATCTTTACTGTAGTAATCAGCCAAAGCTTGTACTTCACTCCGATAGATTTTCAAGTCATCACCGGACTTATCCGTAAATTGCTTCGTTAATTTAGTAGCTTCCTTTATCCCCTTATTGTAGTCATACCACCATTTGAAAGCAAAGCTAACTCCAGCCACACCTGCGATACTCATAAATACCGGATTCTTCAATAATGCTTTTAGTGTTGAACCTAAAGCAGATGCTTCCACCTTCATATTGGAGAAAAATCCTTTCACTCCGTTTGAGTTCTGGGCGATGTTCAACAAGGAGTTTGCAAAGTCATTATTGATACCTACAAATCTTTTCAAAGTTTCCTCATAGTTGCCGACATTCCGATAGAAGCGTTGCGTGCCTTCTTCCGCTTCTTTCAATTCATCGGTAATAGCATTTATCTTATCTTGAATCTCTTTACCTCTGGCACTGTTACGTTCTGCACGGCTTAACCTGTCATAAGAAGCAGTCAGATTAGAAAGCTCTGCACGTAATCTAACCAAGCTACCTTCAAGCTCTGTTTGCTCCTTATATTCATTTTGAATGTGTTTATTCAAAACACGAATGGCATCTGTGTATTTTTGAGCGGCAACCTTATTTTCAGTTAATTTCAGATTATACTTTTCACGGCTGATACGCCCCGCCTTTAAATCCTCTTTAAGCGTTTTCTCAACTTGATGTAAAACATCCAACTGAGTACGATATTCTGCTATTTTTCGGATAGCATCGTCATATCTCACCCGGATATCCAGTACTCTTTCTTCTACATTTTCCATAGTTACACTTCCAATTGCAATAATTTACACTCACATATCCCCGTATCTTCTGCCTTTACAGATAATATAGCATAATATCTACCATATTGACCTAAATAAACAGGAATAGTCACATCTAACTCTTTCAACTCAATATCACTAATTTCAACCTTTTCGCTAATCACAATCGGATTACGAATAATTTTCTGGTATGATTCATAATTTCTGTTTACCAAAGTGTCCCACCTCAACCCTTCGAATGACGCTTTAGACTTTCCGTTATTATCCACCTCAACCAATAACCGTGGCTCTACACTATTCATTTTCCCAACAGTCTCACTACCGGAATATTCATACAATGGAATAGAAGCTCTGCCAAAAGACATATCAGTGGCGGCAAATGGAAGTTCAATAGCAGTACGTTCAACCTCAATTGTTTCATCTTTCACATACAAGGCACTATTATAATCACCCTTTACTGTATTATCTTCTTTCCATGTAAGTAAATTCTTTTGCGCAAAATCTTCAAGCGAGTAACTAATTTCTTGTGGTTTATTTTCTTTGAAAGGAGCAACCACTTTACGCGTCCAATCGTATGCCTTATTTCGATTCGATATAATATCATCCACAGAAAAAAAGCCCAAAGTAGTATCGTTAACGACGACTACAAATGTTCCGGATATTGCAGCAATCGTTTTAATAAAATCAACCTGCTTTATATCCGGCAGATTGGGTATTATGGGGTAATACCCATCGCTCCCCTGCCCCTCTACTATCGCTTCGTCAATATAGGGTGCTAAAGTAAGAGAAAAAGAATCTGTTCCCCAATTATTAACAAAATATCCCGTATCACGGAAAGCACAATAAATAATATCCCCCTCTGATAATGCAGATGTTTCATCCTCAAAATCAAAATACGCAGTCCAAGTCTGCCCACCTTTTCCTTGTAATTCAGAAGCATCAGCAGAAAACACTTCTTCAGCTCTCCCATCCATCACTTTATATACCACAAAAGCAGGATTTACCGGAACCGTACTAGCAAAATCAAAAAACATTCTTGCCGATATTCTAATCTTAGTACTTTCTTTGAGAATTTTTATTCCCGAATTACTGGTACCGGCATTGATTACCGCCAAAAAACTATTAGCATAGGCATCTTTCAATATTGCAGTCAAGTAATAGTCATATCTTACTCCGTTATTATATCTCGCAGCCAATCCAAATTGATTATTTACATCAAACCCTCGACCATGACGCGTCAATAATGGAACAATCAACTTGCTAATATATCTTTCCACAATATCATTTGAGAATAAAAAGCCAAGTTCATTATCAGCGGATATACGGTCTAATATCCAACGAACCCTTACACTGGGATGCACATAGTTTAAAGTATCAAAGCTTCTTATCCCCATATTCATATCAGAAACAATAAAGGAATTCCAATATTGATAATTACTGATTTCTCGCCTCCAAGTCATATAATAACCATTATCAACAAGTTCATTCAGAGATTTATTATTCTCTACGATACCTGCCAATACCGTTATATTTCCCCATGTAATGGCAATATCAATGGTATCAGAAACCGATAGGAGTACAGCCTTGGCATTTGAGATTATCTCTACTCCGTTACGGAAATATCTTGCTTGGTGGTATTTTCTTGGGTACCCAGTACTACATGAAGGCATATCAGCATGTTCTATGATACGTTGATTATGTACTGTTTTGGGTAGTTTTATCGTATAGCTATTATTACTGACAATTTTACCTAAATCAGAAAACAAATTGCTTTTAAGATTTAATGTGATTTTTGTATCCTCTCCCAAATCAACCTTTACACCATCAATAAATAATTCTTTTTTCATAAGATCTGTGATATTATTTCTGGTAACATTATCTCAATTTCAAAATCCTGTAGAGGTTTCCGTAGATGATTCACTGTTCCCGTTGCCAATCTTACAGGGAACCATTTCCCCTCATGATACAAATCAATTAAAGGAGATGTATGTAAAGTAGACAACATATCAAATGTGTCCTGATCTATAAGTGTAGCACAAGCCTTTATAGATTTCTGCATTTTCTTAGATTGACGTGATACCCCATAATAAGCATATTTGTTGTCCGAAAAAGTTTGATAGAGCAATTCACCATTTGTACTTACCTGCAATATATTGTCCCCAATCTGGAACAACCAATACTGATAAAAACCATGTCTATCTATCCAACGAAGATAAATACCACACTCTGAAGAATCTACTACCAACCTATTTATAACAGCCCCATCACCTATCGGAGTAAACGTATTATCAAACGTGTATTCAAATGTACTGGCAGGCAAATCCTCATCCAGACGAATTACCGCAAAATCTTTAGCTGACGGAACCAATCCTGCAACATTGATGTGATTTAATCCTGCGGATAAGTTTTTTGTAACATATCTATTTTGGTCATAACGAAAGCGAACAGTCGCTCCCTCAGCCACAAACAATGAGAAAGTAAAAGGAAACTTTCGGAACCATCTCACTACACGAGGTGCATTAAATACCTCACCAATATTAATTGCTCCCCAAATACTATCAGTAGTAAAACTAAAATTATCAACACTCGTAGAAACCGTTACCGACACTCGAATTGACTGTAACAATGAAGTATCAACAGAAAAGAAAGAACGCATATAACACGAAATATCAGCATATACTTTTCCTGAATAAGAACTCCTTACATCTGTATATTTTTTCCCATTGGCCGCAATGCTGATAGTCACTGTATTATTAGTTTGAACTGTTATCTCTTGTGGATTAAAACAGAAGCACACAGCATCAGGATACCATATCTGATGATTATTTTCAAATATTGCTGTTCGCATTGTTATTCAAATTTATATGTTGTACATCCTTTGAGAAAATACCAAATACACGATTCATTATATTTTGTATTGTTAGTTCAATATCTTTTGAATATATGTCCTCATGCTTTCCTGTCCGATATAGTTCAGTACCTTCTCGAGCTATTTTCCGAGCTACGAGGTATGCAAAAGACTTAGGCTTCTCTACTTGAATCCCCTTATCCATCATCCACTGCCGGATAATCTTATAAAATCCTTTAGGAACTTTCCCCGGTCTGCGTCCCGTTTCCAATACGCCGAAAGCCTGCCTACCAAACAAGAAGCCATGATTATCATCTACCACAACATGCAAGCTTTTGATAGTCCTTCCACTTGCACGCTGCCCAGCCCGTATATGATTCTCAATGATACGTTGCCGAAGACTGTCCAACTCCTCAATCAGATACCTTTTATTTCTTTTCTCCTATCTTCCATAACTAACACATAGGTACTCCTTGAACCTCTTTAAGTTTCAATTCTATCATTATCCCAGTAACATTCACATCCAACTTATCGTAAAATATGGAGTAAGGTACTTCATCACTCACCCACTCAAACAGTCCGCTTTTATTCAGTTCTTTGATAAACTGTACGGCATATCCTTTGCACCTCTCAATAACCTTATCATTCTCCACCCCGTCGAAATCAAACCTTGTCTTATCTGCAAATGCTATCATACAGTTAGGGCAATCCTTCAACTGTGTTCTGGATATAACGAACTTACCGGATACAGGCAGTAAGTTAACCATAGCCGGTAATGGCATTTTATCCAACCGGACGTTAGCCGTCGCCCAGTTATCAAACAAATAGGTTATGTCTTTCAGCTTTTCTGCAACAGACGCTATTTTCCTCTCTACACTTGTGTTCATTTGTTATTATCTTGATAAATTTTACGTAATCTTCGTTCATATCTTATCTTCTCTGCATCCATATCAAGACATTTATACACTCTGACCCATGGAACACTTTCTACCTGCTCATGGTCAGTAATTCCCATACGGGTTGCATAATAGTCCACCAACCCAAACAAGCCAAATGATAACTGATCCACACCCGCACGTTTTTCCTCAGGAGTAGGCGCCACACTCGTTGTTTCAAACAGCTTGGTTATCCGTTCCACCTCTTTAGTAACCCATGAGGAAAAGCCCAAAACATCCTCTACCTCACATGCTTCTATTTGTTCAACCGATAACCCCAAAAGGACATGACATGGCATCATTATGCAATCAATATCGCTTGATATAGATTGCAGCCCCATAAGTTGCCCAATAGTGGCATCATTCAGATTATCCGGCAAACGAACTCCCGAAATGAAGTCCGGCTTTGGAAGCTTTCTTATCCGCTCCAACAGTTCAATAGCATTGCTTGCCACCTCACTTAATATCAAAAATTCTTTTACTGTCATATCTGTCCTAATTTTGCTTTTGGTCGTTTGGGAATTGGCTTGATACGGAAGAACATTGCCATTATCAGCATATCAAGATAATCCGGAGAATGACCAAGAATCTCTTTCATTTTCTCTTTACTGATTATTCCTTTCTTTCGGGTATCAGCATCTATATGGTCTTGCTTTAAAACTCCTAATTCTTCAATTATACGCTCTCTTTGGGCTTCCGTACATATAATCCTTATCTGTCGGTTATTTATCAGTTCTGCGAGCTTAAAAGCGCACTCTGATTTCAGATTGTCAAACTCCGGATTAATCGGGCGATTACCGCCATGAAATTCTTTGATACCATTCAGATAACTTTCAAGATAACTCCCCAGCCCATCGCTATCAACTATCATCATACTGCGTGGAATACTCCACTGTATCATCATGTTTTTAAGGTCTGCTTCAATGGATTTGCCCGTACTGTATTCCTGGTCTAATCTGATATAGCATACATTACCTATCCAATGCCCACTGACAAAACGGTCTCGGCCTTTCATGGCAAGGTCAGAAGAACCTGTTGATAAGCCTACCGGTTGTACATGCTCATTTACAAATAAATCACAAATGGCATCATAATCACAAAGTACTGCCGGATCATTATCATATTCCCAATTGCCGAAATACAAACGCTCTTTCGTTACTTTATCATTAGTATTTTTCAAAGTGTTTATATAGTCTTCTGTTGCAAATGGATTGTCTTGTACCAACGCCTGTACAAAAGCATAACCATCTTTTAACTTATGCTCTTTCCATGGTTTATAAAATTTATCGTATAACCAATTCTTTTTGGGATTACAAGTAATAAGAATTTTCCCTGGAACATTATAGACATCATTCAAGTGCCGCCCTATACGGGTCTGTAACACTTCAAAGGCCAATCTATTCACTTGACCCGCCTCTTCGATCCATCCACCCGTAAATTCCAAGGAGCCGAAACGTTCATACATCGGATCTTTATAGGGGTAATATGTCAAATCCAAAAAGATAATCTCACTCCCATTATCGAACTTGATACCGTCATTTGTCAAGTGATAATATGGATAGCCATGAGAGTTAGCCACTTTAACAAATGTCACCGCTATAGATGCTCGACTGTCTTTGAGATTATTTCGCCCCGCAAACCAACGAGTTTCGGGAAGATAATGGCAACATTGCATCAGCCATTCACAACCGAGCCATGACTTACCACCGCCACCGGCACCACCATAACATAAGAACTTCGTAACATCGTCACGAAGATAGTTATAGGCTAAACGCTGTTTTATGTTGACTCTCTCTCCCATCACTTCACACTCTCCGCTTCTTTGGTATATGGAAGAAATGAAAATGACTTAAACTCTTTCCCTGCATTCGTATGATCTACTTCCTGCTTATCCGCAAGCCCAAGTTTACGAGCAATGATATTCGCATTAAAAGCACCGACACATGCACCTTCAAACTGCTGCGTTTCGATTGTTTCTTCCACGCGTGCGATGACCTCTAAAAAATCTTCGTCATTCTTATTTTTACATTCCGTACGAAAGGTGCTCCACCATTTGGATGAAGCGCCTACGTAAATACAAAATCCGGTAAGGGAGTATGGACGGGAAGTCGGGGAAACTTCTTGTTGCACTTGCTGCTCATTAACAGTTTCCACTTTCTTCCCTTTCTTTCTTTTCACAGGAACTGTCTTTTGAACAGCTTTTTTGGAAAGCCAAGGATTTTCATCGCACCATTGGAAATACTCACATGCAGCTTCCCACAAAAGTTCCGGCGTGGAAAAGAGTTTATCTCTCCCATGCTTACTCCTTAACATCCAAAATTTATTTCCCGTTGGTGCTGCCATATCACTTCTTCATTCTGATTATTTCTCCACAATGGGGACATGCCATTTCAATATATTCGGTCTTCTCTTGCTCTAAGTTCTCTTCAATACGTTCCGTTTTCTTTTTGAAAGCCTCGTTCTCTTGACGTTCCATTTCCTGACTGAACTCCCGCTGTACTTCCTCTGCTTGCATATCTTCTGTTGCATAATCATCTGCCGGAGTAAAGTTTACATCAAATCCGAGTAACTGCTCTATTGGCTCAAAAAAGAAATCTTGCATATCTGCAGGGACATTCATAGTCCTAAGTTCACGTATCAGTTTATCTTCATCCCATGATGCAAACTCCGATGTCTTATTATCAGCAATACGATACTGGCGTGCCTTTTCTTCGTCCAAATCAGCGACTATACAAGGTACTTCCTTATATCCAAGATTTAAGAGAGCAAAGTATCGTGTATGGCCGACAATGATTTCAAGATTCTTATCTACTACAAGCGGTTGGTTAAAGCCAAACTTCTTGATTGATTCCTCTACCGGTTTGATAGCCTTGCTATTGTTCCGGGCATTATTCCAATATGGAATGATTTTATCTATTGCAATATTCTGTATATCCATAATCATAACTCTGCTGAATCTGTGTGATGAATAATTTCTTTAATGGCTTTGCTGTATTCGTAGTTCTTGAACATCTTAGCAAAGCCGGTGATGTGCTTAAGTTTTACAAGCTCTAATGGTTCCATGCCAAGCTTCTTACAAATGACTGCATCCGACTCTCCATTTTTAATCATGTTATAAATGATATTCGTCATGCCGTCAACAGAATGTTTACCACGTGCCCGGTTATGCCGGACCGTAGATGCCATACGGTCATTGACATCCTTATCAATAACCACAATGGGGAGACGACCACTATTCCGTCGGGCAATATCCTTGTACATACGTGCAATGAGGTTACGGTGAAAACCGTCTACAATAATATATTTTTGCTCTTCCTCGCTCCAAATCGTAACGATAGGCTGAGTATATCCATCTTCACGAATGGAAGTATAAAGCAACTGCATTTCCTGCTTTGCCACGGCATTAGGATTATAGTTGTTTGCCTTTACCATTTCCATTGGAACCCAAAGAACACGATCCACCGGGTTTACTTTCTCCGGGGACAAGGAAAATAGAAGTTGCCTCACTTCATTCAAAAAGTTTATTTTGTCCGGCGTTTCATCAAGCATCCGGATGATTATTTCTTTTAGCCTTTCCATATTTATACTTTGATTTATGAACCAATAATCTGTTATTTAACTTTGTCTGTTCAAAGTCTTCGGTAATAATCCCACGAGCAAAAGCGCGGTAAATATCAAGACGGTCTACATCAGACCAATTTGCTACTTTAGTAATCACTGTCTTCAGATTATTGGAGAAAATGATTTTATTCTTATCCTCAGCCACTATGTTATCAATGAGATACTTCAAATATTCCGGCCAATCCTTAAAACAATTCGGATAATTACGTATCTCTTCAAAGGCATCCAACAGAAGATGATTTGTCGTACCAATATTGGGGATGCGGGTGTACATGGCATTATATGCCTTCGGGTCAATTTCCTGCAAGTAAGGGATATTCTGATTACTGTTCTCATGAATCAGAGAGGACACCCTGGCCGAACGTAGCGGCTCTTTTGAGAAAATGTAATTGTAGGCTTTATTATATCTTAACCGATTGGAGAAGATATAATACCAGATATCGCGGTAAGACCAATCATACAAAGGGTACATAACTACTCCATGACTGCAACGCTTTCCGTATGTCATACCAGGGAGGGTCTCCTTGCCTGTTAATCCTGCACGACGGGCCGGAGATTCCTCAATACGGACACCACCCAAAGAAACATAATCTTCTCCTAAGTGATGAAATGCAATAGCGTTGAACATGTCTTTAAATCTGTCAGCATCATATACATTCTCTTTGAAAGCAATATCCTCTTTTTCACGCATCCATTCTTTTCCTGGTTCCCAAGGAATAAACCAATCACCGCTATTAGCGTTCCATAATCTGAATGGTACTTGTACCCAAATAGGCTCTACTTCTGGCAAAGACATAACATAACGCATATACTCGACTGTATATGTGTACTCACATTCCTGGTCAAGAAACATAACCGGTAGCTTTCGAATACCAAGTTCACGTGCCACTTCCAAAGTGATATGCAGCAAAGCGGTACTATCTTTGCCTCCAGAAAAACAAACGCCCAGACGGCCACCTATAGAAAATAGCTGCCTTATGCGTTCTTTCGCCGCTTCATACACATTTTGTTCTGAATATAATATCATACGTTAGTCACGATATAATAGTTACCAAACTCTTTTACTTCACAATGAGGAAAGCCTTGTTCCAGCTCACACCTCGAATGTTCATAATATTCCAATTCGCAACCGCTACGTTCATAAGTCACCGGATGATACGTTTCTTTATAGAACATAAGGAACAAATTCTTCTCCTCGGGGATATCCGTTAACGCTTCGATTTCAATGTAACTGGCCGAACCAAACAGGGCGACAACGGTATTGAATACCATAAACTTTAGGTTGAACATCTCAAACGGGATGCATAGATTATAATACCCGGGATGCTTCTTCCTAAAAACTTCAAGCATCTTATTGCTCGGATCGATACCGAAATATTCATCTGGAGATACTTTCAGAATATCAAGGAATAATCCGGTACCACATCCCACATCAAGAATAATTCCGGGAACATCAAAAAGCATCGAGGCTATCTTATTATTCTCCTCAATGCTGACTTCATCTTTAAACAGAGAATCGTAACTCTCTGCAATTGCATCATACTGATTTACTGCGTACATACTTTATTATTTTGATTTACAAAATAAAGATACCGAATAATCCATGAACGGACTATCCGGTATCAAAGAAGTTACTGACACGATTTGGCAGAAGGTTTTGCTCAATATGAAAAAAGATATTAACTTTGAAACAAATCAAATATCAATATAAAAATGGAAATAAGTATATCTAAAGAAACCGAACGTTTTGCTGATTTCCTAAAACAAAAAGACAATGAGAACATTATCTTTTCCGGAGCTTTTGGAATAGGCAAATCATATTTTCTAAATAATTTTTTTAATCAGCACAAAGACAAATACACTGGAATATATCTAACCCCAATTAATTACTCTGTTGCTAATAACGAAGATATTTTTGAGTATATCAAAGTGGACATATTAATGCAGTTATTAGAAAAAGTTCCCTATGATTTTGAGAAACAAAAAATATCATTAAGCAATGCGGCATTTTTTTATATGGTAAACCATCCTAAAGATTTTTGGGGTAATTTTTTTTCTATAGCAGAAAAAGTTACCTTTGGCACAGATATCATAGACAGGTGTATCGCACTGAAAGAAAACATTGAAACATATGCAAAAGATAATTCGAAAAATGAAGAATCCCATATCAAGAAATTCTTCGATAGCATTAGCATAGAGAAAGGAAGCATCTATGAAGATAATACAATAACTCAAATCATCCGTTCTATTGTATCAAGCACCAAAACCGATAATAGTCCCAATAAGCAAATCGTCCTCATTATTGATGATTTAGACCGTATCGACCCTGAACATATTTTTAGAATATTAAATATATTATCAGCACATAATGATTTTTGTGGTACTAAAGAGCATAAATTTGGATTTGACAAAATAATTTTAGTATGCGATATTGATAATATAAGAAACATTTATAGTGCCAAATATGGAATAAATGTAGATTTCAATGGATACATTGATAAATTCTATAGTAAAGAAATATACCATTTTAATAATACAAATGAAATTATAAAAGCCATAGCACATATTCTTGCAACAACCAAATCAGATCAAGAAGTGGGTCTAAATAACAATGGCTATTATTCACATATAATCTGCTGTAGTATATTATCCACATTTGTCAAAAATGGGTCAATTAATATAAGAACATTACTGAAATATATTAATAAAGATTTTAAAGGAGATCGATTGGTTTATATAGGGCGAAGGAGAGTACCAGTATATATGTTTCCCAATTTGGTTGTTTTCGATTTTATTCGGACAATGTTTAGCACAATAAAGGATATGGAATCTGCTATAAATAAACTTAATAAATCAAATTTCAGCATTGAAGAATCTGAGTATATTTTGAAAATATTTATAGCATTAGCTGATTATCACAATTTTGAACAAGGTGAGTACACCTATTACAATAAAGAATATAAAGCAATAATCAATATCAATATAGGAATAGTAGACTTTGCAAAAGAAGAAGTACCGGAAATTGACCCATCATTAGTACTGAAAGAAGCTTTCAATACATATAGCACTCTTTTTACGTAAAAGGATAATGGTATTCTGATTTTCCAAATCCTTATTTTACAATTAAATCATTAATAGTTAACATATACACCTACCTACTAAACCATGTTATAAGTAAGCTGAACAAAGGGATATAATTTGCATAACTCCCACAAATCCGTACATTTGTAATGTGTTTTTCATAGTATTAGATTTAAGGTTAAACAAAGATTAGCTGTCTGGGATAGATAGCCTTTTTTTGTAACCATTGGCAATATCTTTTCTTTATTAATCACTTGGTCGTTCATGCCGTTCTTTTAATTGTTTCAAGACTATTTCTATGCCGTTATCAAGCCCTTTGCCTTAATTCCGGCAACTGTTCCTAAACGCTTATCCACGGAGATTGCTTTGCCTCCAATCGTACCATATTTACGGTAGTCATGGTTATTTCAGTAAATACTACGGTTTGCCCGTCTATCACCTCGATATTGATAAGTGAGTTGCTATTGATTAAATCTTCTGCTTTCATATTTTATTGTTCTATTTGATTAAAAAGACATGTCTCCGAGGGGAAGTATAAATTGTCACATTTAAAACTTTGTCATCAAAATGGAGAACGTGCCCAGATTATTGTTACTTTTGTGACGTCAAATTTAAATTTTATATTATGGAAAAAAAAGATTTAGAGATTGGATACATAGTACAAACTAACTTATGCTATGGTTATTCAGGAGTTCAAAGTGCTGCGGTCTGTATAGTACCTCTAATGATCGTAGAGGTTACAAATATCTTCGAAGATAAAATTGAATTTGCGGAAATTTCTAAGAGTCTTAAAACCTATGTTCATCTTCAGGATATACAGGGATTGCCTTTAAATTCATGTATTTTAGGTAAATTAGGGTTTACGCATATAGATAAAACTTTAGCTCTATGTCCTGCTCCTGAAAAGATATCGGGACAAGTATTTGAAGCTACCATAGACAATACAAAAATACAGATAATCCAGGATGGCAATAAATATAAACTATGTATGGGAAGTAGTAGATGCCCTTTGGACATTTCGTTTGTTCATGAGATTCAAAAGAACAAAACTACAAACGGCAAGCCATTAAAAATAAATCCAGTACTTTTCGATGAATCAAATTAGCACAAGTATAATAAGGAATGTCAAATTGGCATTCCTTACTTATACCAGCGTCCACCACAATACCGACAGACAAAATAATCTCCCATACTCATAACCTGTGTTTTCTCGTCAACACATATATGACACATGCAAACATTGTGGTCGCCATCTGACACGGGTTCCTGAATTTTATCATATTCCCAAAGAGATAGTTTACCTTTAGCTGGTATTGGTTCAGGGAATAAGATAGGATTAGCAAGTAGCCAATTATAAACTCCCTTCTCTGCCCAAATAGAAGGATGATTTATCACACAGTCTATTATCTCCACACTTCCAATGATAGCAGAATTTATATATCCCTCACCGCAAATAATCTCTCTCTGAAATCCAAGTGAGAAACTGTCCCATTGTTGCCTTGTGAATACACTATTAGGATTTATCATTTCCACAGGGATGGCACTTGAATGTATCAGCACCCTCTGTCCGATATACTTCTTAGGGCACGGCCAAGTTCGATTTTCGATGTCTTTAATACCGTGGACTATCAAAGATGCCCACGGCTGTTTTATGGTTATTGCTTTCATATATCAACTATTATTATTTACTTTGTATATCTAAACTTTATAAGACATGGAATTTACAAATAGCGACCTATTAATTAAGTTATTAGGAATCTTTATATCTTTCTTTGGAGTAATAGTACCATTATACAAATTTATCACGGAAAAAAATTTAAGCCAGAGAGATTTAAGATTCAAAACTTATCATCTATTAATAAAACAACTAGTCGAACCCGAAGAAGGAAAAGACCGTATTATGTTAGATAGACAAATTGCAACATGCTTTGAGTTAAGAAATTTTCCAGAATATTTTGAGATAACCAAAAGAATACTCACTGATTTAAAAACACAGTGGGCACAAGATCCACGAAACAAACGTATTACCACAGAAATAGATTACACTATTAAATACATAAAAATATATAACAATCTCTTCTTATTGATTTTCCAAGTATTAGGACTGAGAATTATAAATAAGCAAATTGCCAATTTTAGAATGCATTCTTTCACTCTTATGAAGTAGAGCTATGGAATAATCTATTTTTGACTGTAAATTCATTCGCTTTCCTTTCTTCTGTTCCGTTTCCTATTATCCTCAGATACACACATCTTGCACCATGATGTTTTGATGTGGTATGCTTTCCCGTTGCGGTGAATCGTTCTATCGTAGAAGCAGGATAGCAAAAGCAATCTTCCGCAACGGCTGCACACTTTACGTTCTACTCCGTCCACCATCACCCGGTTTCTCGGTTTCCGCTTCACTATTTCACATGACCCACATTCGGATGCACCGTACTTTCGGCAATAGGCAAGTGAGTGCTTGCCACATCTGGCGAAAGAGGTACAATCCGAACGGGGAACTGTCTGATGAACATTCATATTTCGACCTATTTCATTGTCTCATAAGTAAAGTATATCACATCACAGGAACACTTGGCATACAGTCGTTTTCTCTCAGCCTCGATGTCGTTTGTTTCAATAGTCACTTTCTCACACCGACGATTATCGCCGGTGATGTATTCTATTTTTCGGATAATATGTTTCATGCTGATAATCTATTACGAATTAAACCTATGTTCTTTTTGACAAGTCCTATGATACGTTTATGGTATTCTGTATTCTGGTTACATGCACCACGGGATTGGACTACTTCAAGAGTTTTCAGAGACAATTCTATCGTCTCGATGCGTTTTTCCCCGATACGAGCAGAAAGGATAAGGCAATCATTACGCTTGTAATACCCATTCGTATATACGCAATGGTGCATTGCTTTCCCTTCTTGGTAGAACTGGGTTATACTTTCCAATGGACGGATAGTTATACTTCCGTCCGTAATCTCCAAACCGAAGAACTTCTCCATTCTTTTGTAAAACTGAATGATGTTCTCTCTACGTTCCTTTTCACGACGGATTGCTTCCCGTCTTTCCCTATCCCTGCGAAGCTTTGCTTCAATGCTTCTTTTCTTATTCATTAGCAAATCATGCTCGGCTTTCAGGTTCTTAGGACAGACATATTTGGCGTTACGTACGTCTTTCTTGAAATAGAGCAGCAAGTCGATGTAGTCATTCCACATACCGACATCCCTGATGATGTAATGATTACGATTACAGATATTGAAAGACGGCTTGTATCGAAGCTGATAATACCCCTCTTTAGCCATGTGCTTAAGCATTGCCATCTGCTTTGTTTTCAAACAGAGTTCGGCATCATTGTTACCGGTTAAGAGCGATCGTATAAGCCTCGACGGATTGACATCGGGAAAATTCCGGCCTATACCGCGTTTCTTTAATTCCGGGAGAAGCTCTATCTTGCTATATAACCATCCATGTATAGAGTATACATCTCCATAACTGTAATAACCGCTACCGTATTCGTTCTTTATACTCAAAGGCTCACTATACAACCATCCATTGCCACCCATATTCATAGGCCTGGCGATAATGGTACGTTTGCCATTAACTGCAATCCATTCCTGAACAGTCTCAAAGAAACTGTAATAAGGATTTGATATCGGATGCTCACGAAAACCACTTTTGCAAGAATACTTACAACACAGGACATGGCGTATAACTTGAAAGTTACCTACAACTTGCAGTATGTCCATGTAGATTTCCTCTTTATTCTGGCTCTTACGACTGACCGTTACATCCAATTTATGGTGGCAATAAGGGCATTCGGTCTTATTACCCAAAAGGATAGTACCCAATTCGCTATTATCGGTATTTATCCACATCTTACCACATTCTGAACACCAAAGTTCATCCTTACATTTATACGCAGTGCGAGCAAACAGATGTTCTTTCGCCCAATTCTTGGGAGATTCGGAGATTTCACCCAACTTTTCACTCAGCTCGGCGACTTCCTTTTGTAATTTAGTACGTGGTTTCATGGTTTAGAACAATGACATCTGTTGGACTTCTGTTGCCTCTTTCTTTCCCCGTGACGGCTTTTTCTTGAGCAAGGCATATTGCTCTTCTGTAAGACGTTTAATCGCTTCCTCACGAGCCCTCTGTTTATCTTCCTCAGTCAACTTCACCGACTTGGGTGAAATGGAAGTGACGGTTCTCGTGCCGGCAGGAAGTTTATTGACTTTTATGTCGTCCTCGTCGTAATAGTGTACGGCCATACCAAATACCTCGTTATCAGAAATACATACAGCATTGCCTCGCTTCTGGGCTTCCCCCATGATGTAAGAACAGCACTCGTCCAAATTCTTGTTTTCCTTTGCGTAGGACTTGGCAAACAGTTCGTCAGTCCTGGCACGTTTATCAAGATAACTCTTGATAGCTTCTTTGAAAGTTTTGTTTTCCATAATTGCGTTACAAATAAGTCCTTAAACAATAGTCCGCTATCCAGTAGCAGACAAAATAAAAAGCGGCATACGCTGTCAGAATTGACAGAATAGTCGCTATCAGTTTTATGTCTTTCATCTTAATTTGAGTTTTGCCCGTAAGTCGTCGGGTGGTTGGTGATTCCGCTCTACAGGTGTTTGTTGCTCCTGTGTCCGGTTATTGTGGTTCCGGATGATTATATCCAGCTCATCCGACCGGTCTTTGAGGAACTTGCGGAAAGCCTCGCCAATGGTTATCGTGTCGAAGTAACCGTAGAATTTCCCGTATCTGCCCAACTTAAACCGAGCAACAAATAGAATGAATTCGGTCAGTTTGATGTAGTGGTACTGCCTTACAAACAAGTTTGAGAACTCGTTCAAAGCATTTTCATCAGCACTCTCTTTTGTGGCAGAGGCAAAATCAATAGTCAGTAGCTGCGTCTTTGCCCATAAAGCCGAGGAGCCGTCACCGTACATCCGTTCAAGGTCTGACAACGTGGGCGACTTTTCGCTGTAGGCTTTGTCAAGGTCGGCAAGAAGCATCGGCTGGAGCGATGTCGAATATGCGGCAGATACTTGGCTAAAGGTCGGGTATCTCTGCTTGATGGCCGACAGCATCACATCCCTGCTCGATGGCCGCGTACTCCGCAATGAGGTTTCTTGCCTTTGCTGCTTTATCAGCATCCCGACCGTTTTGTCCTTGGGTTTCTGTTTTTCCATTACCTTGCTGTTTTTTTTCGATTATCCAAAGATTGGCCCGGCTGTCCCAACGTTCAACCTTGGCACCAGTGGCTGTTTTCCAACCAAGACCGGAGAAATGATTGTAGAAAATATCCGCTTGTAGTTCCCAGTTGGGAAGTTTGCCCCGGAAATACTCTCTCACTTCTTCGACGGTTGGTGGTATAAACTCCACTTTGGTTTTAGGCGGCTTCTTTTTCGGTGGTGGCTCCGGTGGGAATAACTCGTCAGAGTTATCTCCTCCTATATTCTTAGTCTTTGTCTTATTCTTTATTATAGTGTTACCATTTATGTTACCACTTATGTTACCGTTTATGTTACCACTTATGTTTCCACAGGTAACATAAACTATCGTATAAATGGCACTTCCACCACGTTTATTCCCCTCTTTAAAAGAAATCAATCCTTTTTGTTGGAGTTTGTTGCGCAGGTCACAAATTGTTTTGCGTGAGATGGATAGAGCATACTCTACATCTCTCGTCGGCAATTCGAACGGATTAGTCCAGTTTCTCGAGTTACATTCTTTCAGAAGATAAAAATATAAATCAGCCTCGTAACTTGTCATCGGTCTAATACGCCTCACATTCCAAAAATTATTGATTAGTTCAATATAAGTCATCGTAGATAGGAATTAACCTCGTTCATAAAATCTTGAAGAGAACGGCAGATAACGTATTTATTTCGATACTTTTCCGCTTCTCTCTGCCATTCAATTTGTTCCTCTCTCTGTTGCCCCTTCGGAGTTTTCATCTCTATACAGAGAGACGCAAAACCTTTCTTAGGGATAAGAAGTATCAAATCGGCAACTCCGCGTAAAACACCTTCGTATTTCATCTGAGCGCCGGTACGGGCATCGCGTTTCCCACCGTTAGGAACAGCGAACAGCATGCGACTCAAAAACGGATATTGATGCCGGAACCAAGTCAGACAACTATGCTGTATCTGACTTTCCGATTGCGGTGTAGTTTGTTTCTTTCTCATAATCTACCTTTGAATAAGTCCATAGCCATATCTATCACATTCTCCTTAACTACATCATCAGTACCGGTCACTCCGTTAGCTATACCCTTCTTCCGCTGAATGACATCATACATATATTCATCAATGGTATTCTTTCCAAGGAAATAGTAACAGTTGACATTATTCTTCTGGCCGTTACGGTGTGCCCGGTCTTCCGCCTGTTCGCAATCGCTGAACGTCCATGGGAACTCAATAAAGGCCACACGACTGGAAGCAGTCAGCGTAAGCCCCGTACCACCTGATTTGTAGTTCAGAATAATAAGTGTACAATCTGGATTATTTTGGAAAGCATCTACAGCCATCTGTTTCCGGGTAGCATTATCTTCACCTGTAACCGTTACTGCTTGAGGAAACATCTTTTTCAGTTCCATTACTACTTCTTTCAGATAAGCAAATACTATCAGCTTTTCTCCCCCATCGATAACGTCATGAATAAACTCGGCAGCCGCCTTGATTTTTCCACGAGCGGAAATGGCTTTCAAAATGCCCATCCTTACCATAACCTCTCCCCTCATGGACTTAGCGATTTTCTCATCGTCCGCATTCTTGAACACACGAAGATATTGTATAAGGTCACTCTCCGCTTTTTCGTATTCCAACCGCGTAGTTATATCCATTTCGATATACTGCCGAGTCTTGTCCGGAAGTTGGGTCAATACCTTTGCTTTCTCACGCCGAAAGAAACATGTATTCCAAAGACGCCAATTCAGTTCTTTCAGATTGGATGCTTTCTTCGGTCCGTTGCAGAAGCGCTCGGTAAATGTCTTATACCCGCCGAAGTCTTCCAGACGTCCCATTATCTTAAGCTGTTGTATAAGGTCTGTGTTATCATTCACAACAGGTGTTCCTGTCAGTTCAAGAATAAACTCCTTACCTTTGCAGATACCTTCAACAAACTTACTTTGCTGGGTCTTGGTAGACTTACATTTATGGGACTCGTCAATAATAACTGATTTGAAAAGCGTTATACGAGGGTCAAAAGAGATTGATTTCATCGTAAACCGTACATCATCCTTAACGTCCAGAACAAAGAACTTTTTCAGCGACTCATAGTTAGTAATGAAAATATCACAGCACTTGGTTTCAATGAAGCGCTGCCAAGTATTTTAGTTCTTATCATCAAGAATTAAAGCCTGTTTTCCAGCAAACTTCTTGAACTCACGTTGCCAGTTTATCTTAAGTGCGGCCGGGCATATGACAAGGCAGGGGTAAGATTTCGCAATCGTTACCGTACCTATTGCCTGTAACGTCTTACCGAGTCCCGGCTGGTCACCGAAGATACACCGTTTATGAGACAAAGCGTATGCAATGCCCTCTTTCTGATAATCGTATGGTTCAAGGAGTAATCCATGGGGTACGGTCAGTTGCGGCATCGGAGCAATGTCAAAAGTTATATCAGCTTTTCGTTGCTCCGACCGCTGTACCGATCCGCAATATCCATATTGTACCGCCCAATTTGCCATAGTGTTGACATACCATTCATCGGCAAGGTCAACCCACCAGGCTTTTTCATTAAAAAGATAAGCCTTTTTAGCGTTTGCCTTGACTGACGGGATGTTCTTCACACATTTAATCAGCATCGGATGATACATGAATTTAAGTTTGAAACCGTCCGGGTATTTGGTGATACAAAAAGGTGCTGCCATAATCAAGCTGCCGTTTCTTTAACTTTCTTACTGCGTGAATGACGCGGTTTTACTTTCTTACCGTTCACAATCAAAGTAGTACCAGTCTGTTCCGCCACTTGTTTGAGGAACTCGTTAGCTTCCTCCTCAAAAGCGGCGCCCTCTACTGGGTCAGCCACTATATCAGTCGGAGCGCTTTCATCAAACGGAAGTTCTTGTTGAACCACCGCCCACTTCTTGGCAGTCAGGTACTGTTCTACTTCATAATTACAAGCATCAATGGCTTGCTGCAGCTCAAAGGCGTGTTCGTATTCCTCGTTCTCATTGTTGAACATGGTAAACGGTGCAATAAGATTGAGTACCTTTTTACTTTTGAGAAAGCGTTTACCGGCTAAAGTAACACCGGTATTATCCTCAGAGCCACCGATACTGTAACCGGTAACCTCGAATGTAGAGAAGATTCCTTCCGGCAATTCATCTATGGAATCTTTGCCGTCAGCTTCCTTTTGCTCACAGAGGAAAGTAAGGTGAGGAATAAGTTCATCGAATGCAGCACGTAAATCCTTATGAATAAGATTCTTTCCCTCAACAGTCACATTATCCTCATTCTCGTTCTTAAAAGTGGCAACAAGCGTGTTGTCCTTCGTTATTTTTGCTTTTGTGATATTCATTTCTATCTCCTATCTTGATATTCGTTGATAAATTCGTTATAGTAGCGGTCAGCCGGAAGAGGGAGTGTTATTCCCAGTTCGGCAGCGGCATCGGCCTGTACCTTATTCAGAAAGTCAGTCATCTGCACTGTATTGAGTTTCGAGGTGCTTCCGGCGATAACCGTTTCTTTACCTTTGATATAGGAAGCTCTTCTAAGAAAAAGGTTACAGTAATAGTCGTGTACATCCTGTTTATCCGTCCCCGTTTCCTGCTCAATACAAGTGAACCAAAGCCACATAAGAGCATTCTGCGATAATGTCCGCGGCTCTGTGAACCGTTCGATTTTCACACGATACCGACCATTACGAAGTTGGGAGCACATGAAGTCAAAAGATTTGCTCATGTGTACCTCACCCTTAACCTTTTCTAAAATTGCTTCTTGTGCCATTACTCTAACCCAAAGATTTTCTTGTCTGTAATAAGTTCCTTGTTAGCTTCCAAAAACTCTATGAAATGCTCACAGTGGGCGGTCAACAGTTTAACCGTCTGTTCGTGGTTATAGGTGTAGTATTCCGGGTACTGCGTTCCGCTGATTAACGGTGTACGGCTCGTACCACCCTTCAACTGATAAGCAGTGTACTCAAAAGCTTTCACACTCTCCATCTGACCGGAAGCAATCAGGCAATAAGGGTATACATGCCGCTGCCATCCATGTTCATACTTACCGAAATCATATTTGGATGTTGATTTGATGTCATAGACAATGTCCCGGAGAAGTTCGTCTATAAACCCGTAAAGCTCCACATCACCGTAACGGGTGGAGATAATGGCAGAGACAAAGACCTGGGACAATGCACCGGCAAAATATCTCGACTGCTCAATACACCATGCCCGGTCAAACAGGAAATGACGGGCAGGTGCTATATCCGTAGGCGGGAAGTCAACCTGAATAATATTGGTTTCTTCATCACCGACAATGGTATATGGTTCCCGTTCGCTTGGAATATGTTTTTTCCTGTGGATATAACAGTCAATGACAGCATTGAATGCTGTCCCTTTATCGGCCGCCTCACTCTCAAACGGAACGCGGTTTATTGTATCAAGCAGGCTTTGCTTGAGCTCCGCTTCAATTTCTTCGGGACTTTTCTTATACTCCCCCGTTTCGTTGTCAATGTTCCAGAAGCTTTCCACCTGTTCATCAGCCCGTAGATACTGCTCGAACTTATCGAGTAGCGACGGATAAAATCTGTACTTAGGCTGCCGGTTCATATTTATTGCTGAGTTTATTAAACTTTAATCCAAGCTTCTTACATTTTTCATTAAGCATCATACCGGCCCGTACCTTAGTATCAAAGATATGGCTCATTCCCGCAATCGCTTCCCGTACCTCATTGGCCGACTGCATATCGGTCACCTGTTCCACTGTATCACGAATAACCTCAAGAACCTTATCATATTCTGAAGATAACTCTGTCTGTTTTGTCTGATACTCTTTATAGGTATTGATAATGTTCGTCATAAAATCATTCTTTCCCGTAATGGTACCGGAAGCATCAATAATGACAGGTATCTTGATACGTGAAGAAAGATTGCAGGTGTTCTTACCGTAGAACTTCTCGCACGGATCAAAGGAGATTGTTCTATCCTTGCCAATGGCTTCCATATAACCGACTAAATCCAGTTCCTTAATCAAGTCGCCGGCAGATGAACCGCCAATCTCCGGGCGTATCTGTTTTTCATCACCGACTTTCTCTTCCCGTTCATGGGCCACGAAGATTACAGACTTACCCATTAAGGTTACCTGATTTACAAAGCTGATGAACATATTCTTTCTCACTCCATACCCCTGTAATGAAAGAGTTCCGTCAGCTTTCTTCATTTTCGGGTTCGCTGCCATGATAGCCTTATCCATGAAAGAGAGCATCTTTCCGGCGGTATCAATCACAATCGTATCAAACTCTTTGATTTCCTCAGAAGCAAGTACCTGATTCGTTTCATCCCAGCTTGTAATCTGAACAGTGGGTACACGATGAGCCGCATTGACACGGTGAATACCGCCGTCGTAATCGAAAAGCACAGGGTTGGGGGCAGATAATGCCAATGTCGTTTTACCCATACCCGGTTGTCCATAAATCAGCGCTGACAATGTAGTCTTAACGGTCAGCTCGTTAGGTTTCTTAATCAAACTCATAATGATAAAATTTATGTGGTTAATAAAAAAATATCGTGGAAGTTGGCGGACTCGAACCGCCAGTCTCCTCGAATGAGGTGTGTTAGCCATTACACCGAACTCCCGAATAAGAAAAAGGTGTACTATCTTCACAGACAGAACACCTCAGCACAACCAAATAAAAATACTAAACTATATCTGCCCTCGCTTGGGCATTGCTCCCGGATAGGCGGCCAAGCCACACCGGGAAGGGTAGTTAACAAGATAGTTTAAAGTATAAAACTCAAATAGGGGCATTCTCCCTACGACGTCCTTTTCGCCGGCATTATTGGTTAATAAATAGAGGATTATCCTCGTGGGTAATGTGGGATTTGAACGCCACGACCTGTACATGAATGAAACCTTTAAATAATACCATGACAAATTACCAACATTAAATAATCATGTACCGCTCTACCTGACTGAGCTAATTACCCGTTTCTGCCCGCTATATCTTCACAGACCTTGCCGGCAGTAGTCTAACTAAACAAGTTTTATGTAATACACTTCCTCCGCTGAGGTTTATATCTTTATTATTTTCTTCAACACATTATGATAAAACCAAATCGAATACACTATACCAAAAAGGTTAATAGTATAGTTCCACTCTCCCGTTACCGGGTCAGATCCGTTGAACATTGCCAAACAAGGCAAAGCCAGTACATTAAGCAATAGCACGTTGAGAATTATTCTTTTCATGGCTTCTTCCTTTTCTTACTTTCGCAAAACTCAACACATCCGAAGCGTTGTAATAACTTCGTCCATTAGGTCTATATTCAACTCTCACTCTTCGAGAATTTACCAAAGCTTTCAATCTACCTGGCCCACCTACTATTCTTTCTGATTCTCTCTTAGGAAAGGTACGCTTATCCATGATGGTAAGTATATCTGCCAATCTTGCCTCCGCCGTCCCATCAATCAACATGGAACTGCGTAAATTACCGTTTACCTCATATATCATGCTGCCCAAAAATTAAAATTATTATTACTCCGCCCCCCTATTCTTATATAGCGCATTGCAGTACGTGCTCGTGAGGGTGTTTTCATTCTCCGCAAATCAATATCATTACAAGTAACTTGCATCACTACGAAAAGAATGGAGAATAAAAGTTCAAGTCCATGCTTCCGTAACTCGTTCAAATCAAAATTGCGTTTCAATCTGTCGCAAATCATATACAGAAGCAATTCGGTATCTTTGGATATGCCCAACTTTCGATAGATAGTCCGCTTCTGCGTCTTGATAGTCCAAACAGACTTACTCAGATTATTTGCTACCTCTTTGTCGGCAAGTCCCTTGCAATACTCATTTGCAACAAGCATTTCCGCAGGAGAAAGGGAAATCATCACGCAACCCTTTCTACATCAAAAAGACCTTTTTTCTTATCAGTCTCTCCTACTTTCCAGTCTGCGCCTTCAACACAAAATTCCTCTCTTAACCGAGGAATTATTGTTCCTTTGATTGAAGGCTTCGCTTTCACTGGGAAAGTAAGAATATCTCCTACTTCCATATCTCTCAAAGCCGGAGTGTAGTTCTCTGTGATTATTTTCTTTTTCATTACTATAAAATTTTAATGATTAATATTTGAGTTCTCCCGAACCAATTCGATTGGCGGCATCACGCTTTATTCGGGAGATTTACTTAACTTTGGAGTGCAAAATCTAAAAATTAAGTAAGTATGAGTAAATTCATTGAAATCCCTGTTAACGAGGAAAAATGTATCATTAATCTTGATGCTATTCAAAGTGTACATCCTTTAAAAGAAGGTGGTTGCGAAATTTCTTTCCTCGAAGGTTATTTGAAGCGTATTATAACCAAACTTCCCTATTCTGAGTTACTAAAACTCATTTGGAAATAATCACTTCTTTTCTGTATATCGGGATTGAGAACAGTTTGATAATTACTATACAAGGTTCTCTCCCGGTATCGCTCTTACTGACAAATCTACCATTCTCAGGAAGTATGCTTACTTGCTTTTCTATAATTGCTTTCATAGGTTAATCTTTTTACCATAATTATTACGCCTTCCTCGAAACAACTCTTTAAAAACTTTCCAAAAAAGGTATAATATAAAGGGAAGTAATACTATTGAGAGGAGTGTTTGCAACACAAAATTCACTGACAATGCATCAATCGCATACTCGATTGGCGAATCTTTAATGTAATCTATTATTTCATTCATTTTCTCTCTATTTTTAATTAATATTCGTGCCCCGATAAGCTCTCTCTGCTCTTCTCAACGGAGTTATCAGCTACTGTACTTCACTACATGACCGTTCGGGGCGTGTCGGCTTCTCATTTCGCACCGTTGCAAATCTTTCGCTCGTTCTGAACTCCCATTCAGACATCATCGCAAATTCTTGCTACTCCGGGTATCTCTCGCGTCCTCTATGTTGGGTTTGAGGGTAAGCGCCAGTATCGCTTTCTGGAACGGACTACTTAGGGCAATCACTCCATCTTGTTCTCTATCTCCCATCAAAGGATAGGCTCAAAGACCGGATAGAGATTTATTTCTACTTTTTCAGAATATCCAAAAGCAACTCTTTATCCGCTTCCCAAAGATTGTAGCCTTTAGCAATCTTTCTTCTGAGATATTCACGTTCACCAATCATTGAGATTGCCTTTTCTCTCAAATCGCTTGCGCTCCATTTTTCAGCTTGGTCTATCAAGAAATTAGAGAGGCATTTACGCTCTTCGTATAACTCACGTACTAATACAGTTTTTCGCTCTATCTCTTTAAGTACGGTTGGATTCTCAATCCACAGCTTACAAAAAGCGTCTTTATCAAGGTCTGTATTCACGTAGCATTCCTCAACCTCGGCATAACCGTCAACCGATAACTTTAATCCTGTTCTCTCTTCAAATTCTTGTTGTAGCATATCTTTTGGTTTTAAGTTTATCAATTTTGGGAAAGCTGCCCGGTGAAGGGTAAAGTGTTCGCTTGCTATCACGAACCCTCGCGGCTTTTGTCACCGGTATAGCACTGACCTTTTCTGCAGCTTTGTTTATATTTAGTCGCCTACGTAACGAGAACCGAAAGCACCTTTGCTGTTTGGATTGTAGTAGGCGGAAGATGGAGCGTTGAAGCAATCGTAAGTACTTCTTCTTTCCGGTTGTATTAAAGCAGCTTGCATGGCTTCTTTCTCTGCTTTTCTTGCTTCTTCATCAGCGATACGCTTCTTTTCATTAGCCCAAGCAATTTTCATGCAGTCACCGAAAGTCTGTACCCCGTGAGTAAGCTGGTATAGCTTGAAATACTTTCTGTATATCTCATGAGCCGTTTTCATAATCTTGCGTAAATCGTACTTTTTCATTGTCTTACTCCTTTTTAGGTATATTGTTTTTTTGGTTATCTCGACAAAACTCGCTTACTTTGCTGTTGTTGTCATTGTTGATGTTGCAAAGATAGATTTAATATCTAATTCAACAAACAACAAATCTAATTATTTTTAGATATTAACTCTAATTAACTCTATTATGGCTGGATTAAAAGAACGACTATCCCATTTTATTGATTATACTGGTTTAACCGTTCAAATGTTTGAAAAGACTGTTGGATTAAGCAATGGCGCAGTATCTAAAATGGGAGACAACACCAGGCGTTCAACGATAGATAAAATATCTAATTTCTTTCATGATTTAAATACAAACTGGTTGTTAACGGGAGAAGGAGAGATGCTCATCGGAGAATATCCAACAGGAAATGAAATTACTATACACAAAAATTATGCTCCTAAATCACGTGAAATTCAGTACGATTATAAGCTTATACCTATCGTACATATTGATAGCGTTGGGGGAATGCACTCCCCGAATGCCATCATAGGGGAGCCCCAATATATAGAAGGATATGCCCCTTTCACCGATGCCAAAGAAGGAGACATTTGCATTATACAATCTGGAAATAGTATGGTGCCTACCTGCCCGTCAGGTAGCCTTTTACTGCTTCGCCAAGTCTTAAATTGGCAAGAATATTTCGGTTATGGTAATATTTTCGTTATCGAACTTACCGATGGCCGCCGAATTACTAAAGAAGTATCACGCTATAATGAAAATCCTAATGAATACATCTGGTGTATATCTCACAATGCCAATGTACCGGATGAAGAACTTCCTAAAAGCATGATTAAGTCTGTTTGGAAAGTCATCAAAATACAAATAGACAAAGGATGGTAAATACAATTTAAAAGTTATAAATTAGTACAATATTATTATGAAAAATGTAATTATCATGGCGTTGACTGCCATATTCATTCTATCAGGGTGTAAATCAAAAGAAGAAAAAGCATTGGAAATAATCAAAAATGAAATGTTCAAAACATTATATGATTTTGAGAGCTATCAGCCGATAGAAACCAAAGTAGATAGTGCTTTTTTATCAGTCTATACTGATTCAGTCATTATTAAATATGGATATATTCTCAATGAATTTTTGAAAGATGCAAATGAGGCTTTAAAGGAAATAAAAGAAGCACACAGCAGCATGGATATATGGAGTGATTCTTATTCAGAATATGGAAGAGAACAATACTATAAAGCAAAAGAAAAAGCTGATAAAGAACTCAAAAAGGCTAATTTATATATTGAAATAATGAATGCTCAATCTGATACCATAAAACAACTTGCGCAAAACATCAAGCCTGAATTCTATGGATGGAAAGTTACGCACAAATTTAGATGCAAAACAAAAGGAGGTAATTCTACAATTGGTAACTATATCTATTATTTCGATAGAAACGTAAAAAATATAATTTACCAAGAAGATACTGAAGATGAAGATTTGGCAAAAGTCAAAAACTTAATTAAAGAAGCTATTGAAAAAGAAGCAACAGAGAATGAAAAAACTAATCACAACAATATAGAAGAATAATTTTTACATAATAATAAACTTTTAATATTTCCAATACTATGGATTTTAAAGACACTATTAAACAGCTCGCAGATAGAATCGAAAAGCTGAAAGAAAACATTCAGACAGAAGAAGCAACAAAAAATGCTTTTATCATGCCCTTTATTAATGCTCTCGGATATGATGTATTCAATCCTTTGGAAGTACTTCCTGAGATGACATGTGATATCGGTACAAAAAAAGGAGAAAAGATTGATTATGCTATTATGAAAGACGACCAACCTATTCTTTTGATTGAATGCAAACATTGGAAACAAGACTTAAATCTGCATGACAACCAACTGTTACGCTATTTCAATGTATCAAAAGCTAAATTCGGTCTTTTAACCAATGGCATTATTTACCGATTCTATACTGATTTAAAAGAGCCTAACATAATGGATGATAAGCCATTTCTGGAAGTAGATATCACTGATTTAAGAGACAATCAAATTGAAGAATTGAAGAAATTCCACAAATCATATTTTGACATAGACAATATTTTGAACTCAGCTAGTGAATTAAAATATATGGGAGAACTAAAAGCTATCATACAAGAAGAATTCTCCTCTCCTAGTACTGATTTCGTAAAAATGTTTGCCACAAAAGTTTATGATGGTAGAATGCTTCAAAACATAATAGATCAGTTCACACCTTTGGTTAAACGCGCCATTTCTTCACATATCAACGATATTATTAATGACCGTTTGAAAGGAGCTTTGACTGTCAGTGATTCCAAAGTAGAGGAAAGTCAAACAAAGAATCCTGGAACTACAACAGAAGATACTGAAGCAGAAGCAATCACAGAATCTAAGATTGTTACCACAGAAGAGGAATTAGATGCATACAGAATCGTAAAAGCTATTTGTAGAAAGAAAGTGGATATATCTCGTATAGTATACCGTGATGCACAGACTTACTTCAGCATTTTACTTGACGATAATAACCGTAAACCTATTTGTCGTATGTACTTTAATACAGCTACTAAATATGTAGCCACTATTGATGAAAACAAAAAAGATGTAAAACATATCATTGAGAATCTAGATGACATCTATAATTATGAGGATGATTTCTTTAAGGCAATTGATATGTATGAGCACAAAGATTAATGTTATTGTGATATTATGAACAATATAATTGCTAACTGCTTATGTCAGTGGAAAAACCCAAAACACTGCTCCCTTACCCCCACCTGTAAAGGTTGGGGATGCCGGTTCCTTGGTACTCCCATAGAGGAACTACCGACCACTGACAAGGAGAAAGCAAAGTTGTTCTCCAAAGTGTATCGGGAAGCCAGAAACAAGGGCGTTCTTGAGTGCCCACATTATCGTTCTTTGTTCATTGATGAAGTGCTTGAAAACATAAATGAAAGTAACGTAACATTACAAAACATGAATTGATTTTTCTCGTTTATTGTCGGACACCTATCTCAGCTAACCTGCAAAGAAGTGATACACAGATTACAGCAATATTTCCAATACTATAAGTCTAGTTTAGTTTTTGTGTAAGCACTTCCTTCGTAAGCGAACGTTGGAAGTGCTTTTATTTATAGGCTTATCAAGTACTTACGAAAATGCGTATTTCCAATATTTCGCAGCAGGTTGCAAAATTTGATTGTCGGACAATTGTCGGACACCGATTTTATTACTACCAAATTGTCGCAACTTTATTAAACAAAAATATGGCAACGCTTAAACTTTGTATCGTACCTGCAAAAGTGCTTATCAACGGAAAGCACAAAGTAAGAATATCACTGGCTCATAATTCCAATACCAGGTATATTCCAACAAACTGTATTATTGACACCCCATCACAATTCAAAGAGGGACAAGTTATCAATCATCCGGAAGCGGCTTCCATGAACATGAAACTTCGGAATCTGCTTAACCATTATCAGAATGTTATCGATAACATATATGATGTGGATGTATATTCATGTTCCGAACTCCGGGAAATCATCATAAAAAAGAAAGACTACACCAATGCCAAGTTTTCCTCTGCAATGGCATCTTATCTATCAGAGCTTGCAGAGGAAAAAAGAAACAAGTCTGAGAAGTTGTATCGCTTGGCATGCCAATCATTCATCAAGTCCCAAGGTGATTTGTTACTTTCAATGATTACCCCCCGGAACATCAAGCATTTTGAAATGAGCCTTGAAGACAAGCGGCTCTCTCCTACTACTATCAAAATCTACCTTACATTACTTAAGGTAATCATCAACTATGCCAAAAAGCATAATATGGTCAGATACGAAGTAGAACCGTTTGAATTTTGCAGAATGCCGTCAGCCAATATCCGTGAATTAGACCTTAGTATTGATGAAGTAAGAGCAATCCGAGATATGGAAATTCCTAAATACAATATCGGAGTAGTACGTGATATTTTCATGTTAAGCTATTATCTGGGTGGTATCAATCTTGTAGATATGCTTGATATCGATTTCCGAAAAGAATGGATAGAATATTACCGGCGAAAAACAAAAAACAAAAAAAGTGGTGAAAGTAAAACTGCATTCTCCGTCCAGCCGGAAGCAAGGGAAATCATAAACAAATATATGCAGAAGAATGGAAAACTTGTTTTTGGCAAGTACAAAACATTTGGGCAATGTTATTCTGTTGTATCCCGCAAAATGGAAGAACTCGCCAAAATAGCAGGAATAAGAAAGCATGTAGTTTATTATTCTGCACGTAAATCATTCGTTCAGCATGGATTTGAATTAGGTATATCCTTAGAAATTCTTGAATATTGTATCGGTCAGTCAATGAAAACGAACCGCCCTATATTCAACTATTTTCGAGTAATGCGGAAACATGCGGATGATGCAATGAGGAAAATTTTCGATAGCTTAAAATGATTGTTTCTGGACAAAAGCTATTGCTTCGGCAGTAGCTTCTTCCCTCTCCTTCTCTACATCAGAGTTCAAACGGTCTATTAACTCCATATTTCCCGTTATTGCGGTTTTCACGCAATCGGAATATGTGACTGTTAGCTGATAATGACCGTAGCCAATGAAAGCCTTTGTAAGCTTTGGAGAGGATGATTGAAATTTGCCCATAATGTAACGGATTAAGGAGCGGAAAAAAGAACGGTTCCGCTTTCCCGTTGCGTTACATATCCATCTACATCGGACACAGGATGCCATTAAGCTATCTCACGGGGGTCGGAACCGTATATGAATAAGCTACTGGCAATATCAATCACCAGTAGCTCAACGGTCAGGATACCACCCGACGCAAATCAAAACATGTAACGCATTGCAAATATGGAAAAAATATGCGAGATAACGAAAATAATTCATGTAATAGTTGTACATAATAAATTTGTTATGTACATTTGTAGTGTCATAAGAAAACAGAGTATTAACCCTTAAAAAACGAGTAATGACAGATGAAGAACTAAAACAAGAAATTGAGAAAGTCAAACAAAAGATTGCTGATTACACAAGAATCGCCCCACTACTGGGGATTACACCAGAAGAAAAGGAAAGGCAAATAAATCTAATGTTAGACGACCTTAGCAAATTGCTAAAGGAAAAGAAGTAAAAAACAACCGGATGCCCCTCAGTGGGCATCCTAAAAACATTATTCTATGAGAAGTGTACAAGATATTTTAGCAGAAATGAAACCGCTAATGGGTTCTTTGGATGCAGGAGAACGGAAAAAGTTAAATGCTTTAGAAGAGGAATTAAAAACCCTTCAAATGACTACCGAAGATAAAGCTGCAGCTAAAGTATGGTATGAAGAGGGATTAGGGGAGATTGAAAAAAGTATCACCCATATAGAGCATGAATTAAAAATTAGAGACCAGTTGAAAGAAGTGGCTGATATCCTACCTCTCTCCTACATTGCTAAAAACTATTTCGGTAAAAGCGCAGCATGGTTATATCAGCGCATAAACGGTAATAAGGTACGCGGAAAGGTATACACCCTGAACCGTGAAGAAGTAGACACATTCAACCGCGCACTAAAAGAAATTGGAAATAAAATCAGCTCGCTGTCTATTACAAGTTAATAGCTGTTTCTTATGACAACTAATCCCCGGTATTCGAGCATATCGGGGATTTTTATATCAATTGCTTATTATCAATGCCCAATTATCCATAATAACCATATCCCAACGTGGCACATCAAATTCATTATTGACCGATCCCCCATACACAGAAAGACTCTTGTCGGCACTATCAAACTCAATCAAAGCCATTCAGCCATCCCTTCTACAAAGTTGTTTTTACCTTTGAAAAACGGAATTATCAGTAGTCTGTACGTTGGCTAATAAGAATTCTTCTAAAGCGGCACATTCAAAAGCCGAATCAAATGGAACCGCAATAGATACAATATATTTAGGTGACGTGCTCCAATAAGGACTTCTAACCCGACATTTCCTTTCATCATCATAACAAAAATAACTTCCAAGCCTTCCGCCAATGGCAACGGATGATTTACCTATATATAGTACATTATCATTATCGTCCATTATCAAATAGGCTCCAGGTCTATCGGCATATGGGTAGCATTGGGGCCAGCTGTTTTCCATATTCTCTTTCTCAGGAAATAAATCATACTTGTTACTAACTAAAAAACGTGTAAGATCTGGGTGACGATACTTCTCTTCGTATAATCTCACTAATTTTAAAACCTCATCTAATTTTGCCATTCTTGGTTACTTTGTTTTGTAAATCATCGAATCCCTTTTGCCAAAAATACATATCTACAACCTTCATTGATGGGTAGAAGCAGTCAAGTTTTTCAGAAATACATCTTTGGCATTGTTGTATTGTATCTTTATTGCTCTGAGAACAGTCAATTATCCGCTTTAGCAATTCCTCGTCAAACTGTTTGCCTTGACAATGAAATGCCTGCTTAAACAAGCCATCCAACGCAGGGACGCAACCAATGGTTCCCAACATTATTTTAGTAATCAATGTATCTGTCACAGCAAGGTTTAAGGGTGAAGTACTGTTCTCCGGTTTATAATATTTGATTTCACCATAGTGCTTTTTAAGTTCACCGTACAAGTCCATTATTTGAGAAATATCATCCATTGTAAGCCATTCTTTTCGTAGGGAATGAAATTTCCTTATTATGTTTACGGCATCCATATGAATCGTATAATCTTTCCAAAGTATTCCGCAACTACCTCTATACATTCCCCAACTCGCCAAATAAAAAGCAAGGTGAAGAGCTAAATAGTTTGTTGGATTATCTAAATTGTTGAATGCCCCATAGCAATACTCCCACGATTTAAAACGATGATTTGAGTCTTGAACCATATTACTCAAATATTTGTCAACGCTACTTTTGTCTATAGTTAAAACTGGATATATCATTTATATATACTGTGCTAATTGTTTGACTCAATAAATTCCTTCAACCGGTAAAGCCGGATAATAGCCGAATTATAAAACACATCCGGATAATGCAGCTTGATGTCGTTGATGTTCGCCCGGACATACAGAGACGTGTCGTAAATATGCTCGGATTCACTCAATACTATCTCTTTCGGTAACTGTGAGTTTCCACTCTGTGCATGATTGCCTGTACTGAGGCTTATTCTTTTACCATAATTGCTTTGTTTATTGACAAAGTAGAATATGAAAAGACAAAGGCAGCCTGGAAGAGCGTCTTGACACTTTGATAACAGACTGTATATCAATAGCTATTTGAGGATAGAACACTAAATCCACTGTGTAACCCTACACGAACTTGATTTATAATGATTTTATTTCGACTGCAAAGATATACAGTCTGTTTGTATTTTAATATACTTGGTAGCTAGTTATTGATAATTTAGGATATACAGGGAAAATCATAATAACAATAACCTACATATCAAACACCTCAGTGAGGTTTTATCTCCCTGAGGATATAAGTTGATTATATGTTGGGTAATGCAAATGATTCATTGTGATATAACACATCCCCAATATCACGAAATTTATATTAGTCATACCGTCGTACAATCTCTCTAAGACCAAAATAACCTTTACGAAGACATTCGTTTGCGATATGTTTAGCCACCTCGCCATTCCCCAATTCAAATAATTCCTCAACTATTTTATCGAGTTCTGAGTAGATTGGAATTTTGGGTTCTGCTAGTACTAACGCAAGTAATAATTCACCCACTTGCGTAGGACTTTTCTTGGAAAAACTATTTAATCTCTTTATAACCTGCGATGCGGCTAATGGCTGGAGATTCTGGACAGATAATAACATCCACTCTTTTATCTCATCATCAATTTCGTCAAAGAATCCTAGCCAACGATAACTCTCTCCAATAAAATACTTGGCTACATCACAGTCTAGGTCTTTATTTATGTCATACATAAATCGCCACAAATCTTTTATCTTTCTAACAGATATATGTTTGTCATTAATATTGAAGAACTGAATTATGTTTTCGTAATCCAACGCATTTCTACCTTTGACTACTGAAACAAGCAATGACGAATCCAAATCAAAATTAATCTTTTCAAAATGATAAGCTACACACATATATTGAATTACCATTTTCTGCATTACAGAGTCAAACATATCCCTATTAGCGAAGAATCTGTCGTACTGTCCAGTATTGCAGAAATACTCAAAAACTTGAGTTACTGTGTTGTGATAAATGTGGAATCCAACCATAAACCCAACCCAGTTGTCATTATCCTCTATCGGAAATATTTTTTCGATCCAAGATTTTTCGATCCAGAATAGAGAATAATACCCCTTCCCTAATGCGTAATAAAATAATGGATTTTCCCGTTCTTTTGATAATTCGTCCTCTAATATCTGCTTCACATCACTATCCCAACGAGCTTCGATAGGAGTTTTCGATGCATATGCAGACACTACATTATATTCGATTAACGCATCATACAGTTCGCAACTATACGAATTTATGTATTTACCGGTAATGTCTCTATCGTCAACTGATTCAACATTATGATCGTTCTCATATATTCTCAATATGATATTTTTAACAATGGGAAGATTTTCGGCCGAGAACATATGTCCATGACAATCAAGACCACAATTCAATAGACAAAGGACTCTATGGGCAAACCACTTATTCCTATTTCGAGGATTCTCGTTATCAGTATAGTTTTTTCTAAAATTTCCACTGCTAATTATTACGGATATAAGGTTTAGAACATCAGCAGAGTCAATATAAGTTTTGTTTTCGTAACAATATTGCCAAAGCCCCATAATCCAAGAATATTGGAATCCTATTGGAGCTGAGGCGATACCTTCAATGTTGAGCGTGTATTTTGATATGTTATGTTTTATGTCATATTTAATCACATCACTTAGTCCCTCTATGGTTGGGTCGGTGATACTTCTATGATGTAAGGGTTGCTCTTCGTAGTTTGAGTAATACTCTATAATTTCCGTTAAGGTCATTTTCTGAACAGACTCATAATCCAATGGAGAAATATGTCCAAAAACACTCTCCATCCAGCCACTAAATCCTGGGTGTTCTATCTCGTAAGGGTATAACTCTTGTGCTTTATTGTACTCAATTATTACATCCGGATCTTCTGTTTTTAATAACGCGGTTAACCATAGCTTTTTTGATTGAGATGGATGTGCTTCTCCATCTAACTCAAAATAGTCATCTACTTCTTTTATCCACTCTAACACTCTATTAATTTGTTCTTTCGAGAATGTAGAGCTATGTTTATTTAGTAACTCAAATAATTCGTGATCGTTAGAGGAGTTCTTCAATGGATTAAACTCGACATCCCAAAACAGATAGCTTAACTCCTCGTATCTTGAATTGATAATGAAGTAGGCAATTCGAGGATATATGGAAATCCTGTCTTTGTGAACGTAATCAGATATTAGCTGAATAAACTTTTCATCATTTGGCTGTTTTAGTAAATATTCACGAACAAATCGAACTACCTGATGTGAGAAATTGTCTAAATTTTGTCCGTTTTGATAGTGGTCTTCAATAGTTTTAATACTGTACCAATGATCCTTTTCTACTTTTTGCAGAACCCTTTCTATAATCTTAAAGCCATCTAAGCCGCATATACGAATAATATCCTTGCTTTTCTCATCAATGAACTCATGTAGAAAATATCTATCCAGTAGAGAACGATGTGATTCAAACAATCCTCTCTTCTTTTTGTAGAGCAAAACGACTGGCAGACATCTCAATAAGTTTTTTTTGTCATTTGCTTCAACAAATTTGTCGATAAAACGCTTTTGGAAGTCATTGCTGTATTGACTACCATTCTCGGATTTTATAATTGCAGTTAAAAAGTTAAAATGCTTTCGCTTGATTTCATGTATAGGAAGTATTGAAATGAGAAATATGATTACCGAGTCGGTATTGTGGTTGGCTATTCTTTTTCCATTGGCATCCTTGTACGAACATATATCATCAATAATTTTTAGAATGATAGAGAAATCTGCACATGGATTCTGAGACATTTGCCAAGCGACATTTTGAATATATCCCAACTCTACCCAGTATGGTGTTTTATATTCTTTAGTCGTTTCATCAAATACTGGCGTGGGATTATTTGCTCCTGCAAAATATCCTTCGTTATACAAAGATTCCAACCACCCTAAATGAATGAGTTTTCCCCAAAAATAATTTCTATGCAAACCAGTTCGCTGGATTATACGGACTTTTTGAATGTCTATTGCCGACGGATTCGTTACAGAAAGAATAGAATCAATACTTTCATATTTGATACTATTAAAAAGCTCGTAAAGTACAGCTTCGTATTTTGTCCACATTTTAAGAATGTCATTTTCTCGTCGCGGAGAGGTGTCGCAACCACTATTTCTATGCGCATATTTATGAAACCATATAGCGATCATAATGTACTCTTTGGCTATGGGTTCATTTATGCTTAAATGAAATGATGACAAAATAGAGTAAGCATGTCCTGAATATTTTTTAAATTTTTTATACGTAAGTCCTTTTAAATATTCAAATGTATCATATTCCTTTTTACACTCATTAAATAAAGCTTTTGCATTAGATGAGAATGCGTTATCAATTATTTTTCTTTCTGTTTTACCGCATTTCTCACACTTCATCTCAATTGTATATGTTTGATTTTCAAACACATTCCTCAATCCTCCATCAATCTCTCTCAATAGATGGGCTAATATATAGGATTTGGATTCAAAGGGATATTTTTTAATATATAAACCATCTTTATAGAATACAGCAAGTTCTGGACTTATCAATTTCAGACTATCCATAATTGAAAGTTCTTTATCTGTAAATCTCATCTCCATAGAGACAGTATTCATATTTGCAATATCGTCTTCCTTGATTTCAAATTTTACATTGCTATTCTTTCCCATTTTCTAAATTTCATAATAAATACCTTAATCATAAGGCATATACAAAGTTAATATAAAACTTCACGCCTCACAAATAAAAGTATATTAGATAGTTAAAAACTTCATTCGTCTTGCCTTCCATTTTTGCGTTGATTATATTAATCTGGTTTTATTTTTTGCATATATGTCATAATTCAAGGAATGATAGACTCCTATTTTGAGGGTTTATCATTACTCAATTTACGATGCATAATCTCCACATGGACAGCAATATAAAGCCACTATAAAACTCAATATCTACAAAGTGAATTCGTTAGAAGTTTAGAATACCTCATTCATCTTGTTTTTCATTTTCTCTTTGTCAGAGATGGTATAGTAGTGTCGATAGATAGTCTGTGGTGAATTTCCGGCGAGCTCTGCGACTTGGAGCGGATGAAAGCCTTCGTCAATCATCTTGGAGATATAGCTACTACGAGCGGTTCCCCATGTCACTCTTGATTTAATACCACAGTGGTCACATATCTTCTGCAATGTCTGGTTCACCTTCTCATTTATTCGCTTCACTCGACCATAAAGCTTAGATTGAGTAGAGTTACATCGTTTAATAGTTGGGAATACATAATTCATATAGGCTTCTGATCGGTAGCGTTCGATAATCTCCGCTGCTTTATCGATAATGATCACTCGTGCCTGCTTATCATATTTAGTACGGTCATAGATAATCATATCGCCTTTGATTTGATTGCGAGTGAGCAAACAGACATCTATAGCAGACATTCCTCCGGCATAATAACTAAATAAGAACAAATCGAGATATAGCCGTTCTTTCTTTGTGAGCAGAGTACGGTCGAAAGTTTCAATCTGGTGTATCACTTCCGGCGAGACTCCTTTGGGCGTTGTTATTCGTTGCTTGAGTTTTTCCTTAAATGATTGGAAGGCATGTAGGTTCACATTGTACACTCCTTGCTCCTTGGCATACAAACATACTGCTCTTAGCTTCCGTAATTTACCGTTTACATCTCCACCTGTTCCGTTCTTGGCTGCCTGGATTTGTATCCAGACCACAAAATTCTGAATAAACTTCTCTGTTAGGTCGCGGAATCTGTACTTGGAGAAATCTTGATGATATTTGCTTTTTGCAAATTGGTGAAGCGAGGTGTTTAGATATTGATATTTTCGAGATGTAGAGAGACTTTTTAGTACACGTCCATTTTTATATCGCTCTTGATTCTCGAACTTCACAGCCAGTTCTTCGATCATATCTGATATTGGGATGTATTTGTTTCGGTAGTTTGGATCGGTATCGTAGTAGTGAGATAACTCCACCGGAATCCAATCTTTACCTTGGGTGTCCCAACGCTCTCCAATTTTGAGGTATTTGAGTTTCTGCTGCTGTAGAAACTTATTTTTTTCGGAGGAGTCCTTTCCGGCGAAAAGTTGTGACTTCTGATTCCACTCCGAGTAGAGTCCTGTGATATTGATACCCTTTGTAACACGAGCATAACCTCGCTTATAGAACATCATTTCGAGTTTAACGAAATTGATGTTTTTAGGGTCTCTTTTCCCTTTGATATTTACAGTAAACATAGAAAATAGAGTTTAGCATTCGTTTCGGATTATTGCTTCGGCAGTCAAAAGACCCACCGTAACAGACTACACAGGAATAGTGCTTCCCACCAAAAAAGGTTTATTTACCGCTAAACCTATAAATGCTAATCCCTATCAATACACATAAAAACAGAGACTTACATCAGTTATCGATGTAAGTCTTGTAAATAAAGGCTGCCTATTGGCTTCCTTTATTTACTTATTTATCAATAGTAGTTACTGCTATAAATGCCCGATTTAAATGTCCATTTTGCTCTACGCTTTTTACTGTCACTTTGAATCGTTTATATTTGGAATCATGAAAGACCTTACTATGAATAGTTTTGACATATCCTACATCAACTCCACCTTTAAAAAGTTGCACTGCATATCTGTCATATGGATTTTTTTTATCTAGTTTCCATTCAAGGATATCACCTTTTTCCAATGTGCCGGAAGGTAATTGACGCCTTGTTAAACCACAAACCTCACTAGTGAAATTCAGACCCTTTACAGGAAAATATTCAGCGATAAATTCAAAATTATCTGTGGATAATAGCCCTTGAGTTTGAGCCAAGACATAATACTTATTATCTTTCAATGATGGTAATATTTCCCAATAATCATAATATTTTTGAATATCAGCCCTTTCTGTATTTGTCAGTCGTTGAGCAAATGTTTCCAGCACATTATTCTTATATACAACATCAGGATTCGGAAAGTCGGGATACATATTAAACCCCTTCCTAATGCTTCTTTAACCCCCTCAGATATATATTCAAATCTAACCCCTTCAGTTTGATTTCGAGTGATTTTACCTACCTTTATTCGGCTGTCATTTCTTCCTCGTCTCCATACAAGATAGATGTATTTTATATATCTTTTCATAACACAATATTTTTTAATCTCAAAAAACGCTCATTTATTAATCTACAAATCAATTCCTTCCGTTGAGAAGAAAGAGCATATTCTTCCCGGAACT